GATGACAAGCGGCAGGAAGATGCGGTCACGGAATCTGCACCATCCTGTCTCCTTCTCCGCGCTCTCCTTCAGTGCCGCCGTGTATGCCGCCGATACTTCACGCGCCGCAGGAAGCCCCTTCTCATGCAGCCAGAGGACGGTCGCTTCCTTTGCCTCCGTCCGCACGAAATCTCCCACATGATTCTTCAGTTCGTTTTGAATGTGTTCCAGTTTCATCTTCAATACGCTCCTTCATAGTCCGTTACCCCACGCGCAATGGCGCGGGCAAATTCATCCTGCTGCGAACGCAGAAGCTCTGCGTCACCCGCATGGTCGATAAACGCAAGCTCCACAAGTACGGCGACCGCATCGGTGTTGCTCAGAACGTACAGACCGTTGACACCGGGCTTTGCCCCCTTCACGCCGCGATCCACGGTTCCGAGTGCATCCACAATCTGATTCTGGATGCACTGTGCCAGTTTCTCTCCCTCTCCGCTTCCGTAGTAGTGCCAGACCTCCGTTCCGTTTGCCGTGCCGTTACAGGCGTTGCAGTGAATGGAGACAAACACATCGGCATCCACACGGTTGGAGGCCGATACGACCTCATGCAGACTATCGGACTGCAAGTTGCCGACCACCTCGACACCTGCGGCACTCAGATAGCCCGCAACAAGGTCAGCGACGTTCTTTGCCACATCACACTCTCGCAGCCCATACCCAAACGCACCGGGATCTGGATTCCCGTTCGGTGCATGACCCGGATTCAAAAACACACGCATCACGATTCCTCCTTCGCTTTTAACACATCCGCATACGGAATGCGCTCACCGTCACGTTCCAAAAACACATCTTCGGCATTCCCGTCTTTGCTCTGAATGTACCGTTCGACTGCCACATCCACGAATTTCGGCTCAAGTTCCACGCCATAGCAGATACGCCCCAACTGCTCACAGGCGATGAGCGTTGATGCAGAACCAAGGAAGCCGTCGAGAACGATGCCGTTCATCTGCGTACACTGCTTGATGAGATATGCGATAAGCGGCACGGGCTTCGAGGACGGATGTCCGCATCCGTCCTTCTTCGAGTCCTTGATACGGTCGAAAGCAAAGACGGTGGTCTGCTTCTGATCGCCGTACCATCTGTGCCGCCCATCCTTCCTCCATCCCCAGATAATCGGCTCGTGGATGTACTTCCAGTCCGTGCGAGTAAGAACCAGTCGGTCTTTCTTCCAAACCAAGCCCGCGCCAACTTTAAAGCCCGCATCCTCATAAGCGTCATGAAAGATGCGGGCTTTTGCCGTTGCGTAGAAAACGTAGATGGAAGCGTCTGTCGCCATTGCCGAGTGGAAGGCAGTAAAGGCAGATTTGAGGAACTCGTAGGCGTCCTTGTCATTCAGATCATCGTTCTTGATCTTCCCGGAGGAACTTTCCAGAGCCACAAAATACGGCGGGTCCGTACAGACAAGGTTGACCTTCTCACTGCCGAGCAGACGTTCATACGTCTCCGGCAACGTGGAATCTCCGCAGATAACACGGTGCTTGCCGAGATGCCACACATCACCCGATTGAGCAACACAGGGTTTTGCGAGTTCCGCATCCACGTCGAAATCATCTTCCTGTGCTTCACCGTCATCCAGTGAGAGCAGGTCTGCGATTTCAGAGTCGTCGAAGCCCGTGAGAGATACATCAAAGTCCATATCCTGCAACGCTTCCATCTCAACGCGCAGCATATCTTCATCCCATCCCGCATCGAGTGCGAAACGGTTATCCGCGAGGATGTATGCCTTCTTCTGCGCCTCGGTCAGATGGTCGACGAATACGCACGGCACATTCTCCATGCCCTCCGCCCGTGCAGCCATAACGCGCCCGTGTCCTGCGAGAATGCCGTAGTCCTTGTCGATAATGACGGGACTGACGAATCCGAACTCCCGCAGACTGCCGCGCAGCTTGTTGATCTGCTCCGGCGAATGTGTCCGTGCATTGTTGGCATACGGAACGAGTTTACTGATCGGAACGAGCTTCATCTCCGATGTTGTTTTGTTCAAATGACTTCCCTCCTTACTTCCTCGAACGCAGCAGTCGTTCCATCCGATCCTCCTGCGGAGAGCCGACGAATGTGGTGGTGCAGTTCTGCTTTACGATGTCGAATATCTCATACCAGAGCAAATTGGACTGTTTCTGGAACGCCTGCCCCATCTGGACAAAGGGGCTTGCTATTGCCCCTCCGGTGGTCGGATGCTTGCCGATGAGTCCGTATTGACTCATTGCCTCCTCGCACTGGATGAAGCGGGCAAATGCCTGCGCGTAGCTTTCAATGAGACGTGGATTCACAAGCCGCTCACAGCCGCGCTCCTTCAGCCACAGCCATGTCTCGCGAAAAATTTCATCTGCGCCGAGCGGCTTTCCGTTGCGTTGCCGCGCCGACAGGTACTCGCTCGGATTCGGCATCTCCTCGCCGTAGAGGTCGGCGGCATCCACAAGGTCTGTGCCGTCCAGTTCCATCATCGGGAACTCCATGATGTGCGCCGTGCGCCCGCCCGCAATTTTATCCGCCAGTGCTTCGGGCTTATCTCCTGCCCGAATACGCCGTCCACCGCGATTTGTACCGTCACGCGCCATCTTCCCGCCCCCTTCCTTTAATACCCCGTTTGAACCAACGTTTTTGTGCGTACGCCCCCTCCCCGGTCCAGTAACGGCGCGGTTTTAGAGATTTGACCGTCCCCTGGGGGTCTAGTGGTCGCCTCTGCCGCGCTGATGAATCCGCTCATGACAGGATACGCAGAGCGACATCAAGTTGCTCTTATCGTGTGTGCCGCCGTCGGCGAGAGGTCGAATATGATGCACAAGCGTCGCAAGGACGTATCTGCCCTGCTCTTTGCATTTCTCACAGAGCGGATGCCCCGCCAAGTGTCTATCTCGAATCCTGCGCCATACGCTGTCATACCTCTCGTGCTGATCGTAGCCACGGGAAAAATGCTCGTAATGTCGCTGCACGACTTTCTCATGCATCTCGCAGTAGCAGCTTTTTCTGTCTGTGAGGTTCGGACAGCCCGTCATGCGGCAGGGACGTTTCGGCTTTCTCGGCATTGCACTTCTCCATCAAAAAAGCCCTCGCGGAGAATTGCTTCTCCGAGAAGGCTGATTCCATATCCTATTCTTGCTGAGTCTATCATATCACTGTCAACCCTATGAACGCAACGTGAACCTTTGTGAACTTATGTGAACTCGGATGAACTCTGCTGTCTTTTTTCCAAAATTTTTTCAACTTCATCCAGTGCCTTGGCATGAATCTTGTGTACCCATCGAATGCTGATGCCCATATCCGCTGCAATATCTTCCCACGATTTGAAGCTGTGGTAGCGACGCTCCAGCACCATCTGAGCGTTTTCATCCGCGACCTGCCAGATTGTATTCATGATCTCGAGTTTCAAACTGACCAGACGGTCGATGTCCTCATTGATCTCATCTTCCGTGTCGGTCAGACGAGCGATGATGGTTTCCATCCGCTGATTGTTTGGACTCGGATTCCTCGGCATATCGCTGATAACGGCGCTTACATTTATTGCCATATCACGCAGCTGCGACACATGGGCGACCTTATCATTGATGCGCCGATCAATGTTCCATGCCTGACTCAGATACTCCTTCGCCGTCATGCAAATTCCCCCTCCAACTTCTGAAGAAGCCATTCCCCATCCAGACTTGTCAGCTGCCCAAACCATGCAGAACAGAAGAACCGCTCTGTCTCAGAGCGCATCGTTGCCGCCGAAACATTCTCGGAGTCTTTGCCGAGAGCCGTCCGCGCCCAGCGATAGTCCTTTGCCGCCTGTTCGACGATGGCGTTTGCCAGAATCTCATAGTTCATCATGACACCTCCGCTTTGACGCCTTCGATCAGAGCCGTCTGGGTCTCATCCTTCCGTTTCAAGGCACGAAGGATTCTCTCGTCAATCGTGCCCTCGGCGATGATGTGCTGCACCACCACGGTCTTTGCGTTCTGCCCCTGCCGATAGAGCCGCGCCACGGTCTGTTGGTAGAGTTCCAAGCTCCATGTTATCCCAAACCAAACGAGGGTTGAGCCGCCGCTCTGAAGGTTCAGCCCATGTCCCGCACCTGCAGGATGGATCAGGGCGACGGAGATTTCGCCGCGATTCCAACGGGCGATTGCGTCATCTGTATCCAGTCGCACACACGTCACACGCTTTTCAATGCGCTCTGCATCATGCCTGAACCAATACGCCACCAGAAGAGGCTTGCCGTTCATGCTCTCAACGATGTCCTCCAAGGCATCCAGTTTGCGGTCATGGATATGCAGTGTGGTTCCATCGTTCGTATAGACTGCACCGTTTGCCATCTGTGCGAGCTTGCCCGACAGAACTCCGGCATTTGCCGCCGTCACCTCATCGCCCTTCATCTGTAAGACCAACTGCTCGCACATTGCGGCATACATTTTCTTCTCTTCCTCATTCATGCGAACACTGTATTCGCTCTCGATCAGCTCCGGCATCCTCAGATGGTCGGCGGCTTTCATGGAGATGGTTATGTCAGAGATTTTCTCATAAATCTGTGCCTCTGCCCCCGGCAACGGTGCATAGGAGAACACCACCTGCCCGTTGCGCCTATCCGGCGTGAAGTAATCCTGCCGATACTTCGTAATGAATCGCCCCAGTCGCTGTCCCATGTCGAGTACCTTGAACTCCGCGAACAAGTCCATCAAGCCGTTGCCGGATGGCGTACCCGTCAGCCCAATGACACGGCTGGCGAGAGGGCGAACCTTCATGAGTGCCTTGAAGCGTTTACTGCTCCAACTTTTGAACGAGGAGAGTTCATCAATCACGATGGCATCGTAGGTGAAGTCGGTTTTCTCCACGAGCCACGGAACATTCTCCCGGTTGATGATGTAGAGGGAGGCTTGCTTGCGAAGTGCCTCCCGACGTTCTTTCTCCGTCCCCACTGCTACGGAGTAGTGAAGATGTTTCAGATGCTCCCACTTACCGATCTCCTGCGGCCATGTGTTTCTTGCCACTCGGAGCGGCGCGATAACGAGAATGCGGGAAATCTCGAATCGGTCAAACAGCAGATCATTGAGGGCTGTGAGAGTAATTACCGTCTTTCCAAGTCCCATATCCAGGAGTACGGCGGCAGTCGGATGGCTTTCAATAAAGTCGATGGCGTACTGTTGGTAATCATGCGGTATGAACTTCATGGGGCATCACCTCCAATCTCATTCAATATGCGGTCAATCTGCTCTATGCCGTCAATCACATACACCTTGAATCCAAGCCGCCGCAGCAGTCTATACCGCGCCAGTTGAAGCGGTCTCGGCTTCTTCCCCGGTGCTTTGAGTTCCACAAAGCCCATTCTGCCCCTAGGCAGAAGTACCAGTCGGTCGGGCATTCCGGCAAAGCCCGGCGAGGTGAACTTTGGGGCGATTCCGCCTTTGCTCCTCGTCGCCATCACGAGTGCGTGTTCGATAACTTTTTCTCTCATATCTGCCAAAACCTCTGTCATATTAGGGCTTACGGTCATTCTGTGACAGTCGGTGACGGTCTATTACCAAACTCCCCTTATAGAAAATTTTTCCTATAAAACAGCCCTAAAGGGGGGTTATAGTATGACCGTCACCGACTGTCACACATCATCTTCCTCTGCCAACCGAACGCCTGTAACAAACCGTCCGTCACGCCGCTTTTCCCGCTTGAAGCCACGCTGTTCGAGTGCATTGTAAAAATCCGTCGTACTGCGGATAAAATCTCCGGTTCGCGCACAGTAAGCACGATATGCACTGTAGAACGCACCGGATTTTTCGTGATGATCTGTGCCGATTTCGCAGCACTCTTCAAGGAAGTGGGCGAGCCAGTCGCTGTCGCTCCTGTACCTATTGATGGCGTCTTCGACACATTTCGGACGTTTCAGATGGTAGTTCTCCGCAATAGCTTTCTCTGCACCCTCGATAATCCACCGTAGGGCATACTGACCTGCGTGCTTTTGAAGATACCCAGCATAATTCTTAATATCTCCTGCCCCGCTGATAACAGCATTGAACGGAATGACGATGAGCCGCCGCCAGATGCCCCTGTCCATCGCGCCCACTTTTGGAAGATGATTCGTGTAAAGCACCAGTGTGTGGCTCGGTGTGAAATCAAACGGCTCCTTGTACTTCTTCTCACCCTTGATCGGATCGGTGGAACAGAGCTGCTTTACGGTCGCCGTAGAGAGGCGCATTCCTTCCTCAAGTTCTGCAGCAATCAAGAGACGCTTGCCCTTCACCTCGGCTATCTCGGGTTTCACGTTGCGACGGCAGCCCGCCGCCAGTGCATCGGCAGAGATGCTGCCGGCATAACTGCCGAGTGCCCATGCGATGGTATTCCAGAAGGTCGATTTACCGTTTGCCCCCTCGCCATAGGAGATAATGACCGCCTCCATATACACCTTGCCTATCGCACCAAGACCGCAGATTTTCTGGACATATGCGATCAGTTCCGCATCACCGAGAAAGATGGTGTTCAGAAAATCCGCCCACAGTTCCCGACCTGCATCGCCGGGAGCCGTACTGCAGATTTTCGTAATAAGGTCGTCGGGTGCAAAGTCCTTGCGAGTGCCGGTGCGCAGATCGTATGTCCCGTCATGGCAATTCAGAAGAAACTCATCACGGTCAAGATCGGAGGGCTTTGCAAGGAGGAGCGGCTTTGCCGCCTGTAGCGCGGACACAATGTATTTCATGTCCCGCCGTTTCATGACAAATGCTTTATAAGCCACGGCAGAGGCGTAAGCAACGTAGGCATCATGCTGATCGGCGCCGATTTGCTTTTCGAGGGTCTTACCACCTGCGTGAATGGCATCCTCCGGAATGCCGACCTCGCACAACGCCTTGAAACTGCGCTCCACGGCATCCTTTGCATCGGCAAGCTGAAGATCCAAGAACTCCTCTGCCGCACCGACGGCAAGCTCCCTCGACTCCTCCCAGTATTGCCCGTTGTAGCGGAGATAGTCCGTGGCCGTTGTGAAGCGAAGCTCGTTTTTATATTCCTGCGCCAGAACCTTTGCCTGTCCGATGTCGGAGTAATCGCTTGGTTTCAAGGAGTTCCCGTATTCCTCGGGTGGCACATATCCGTCCTGCTTCTGCACCTTCCTAGCGAAGGTGCACGCACTCCGCCAGATTTTTGACAGTTCCTCATCGGGCAGCGGCGGGCTGCATTTTGCGGCTTCCTCCAAGAAAATCTCATGGGATTTTTCAGAGATTCCGTACCGCTTCAGCACACGCCCGGCAAACAGCGAGAGTGTGTTGTTACGACTTCCTTCGGGAATAGTCCTGTCCTTGAACCAGAAGTCGATGGTTACATCGCCTTCCTGCCAGATCACCTGATCGGCAGGATTGCCATAGATGAACCGAGCAGCATCCAGTGCCCCGTCATCGAAAAACGGAAACTGCCGATGGATATTTTCCTTGAGCCGTCTGCACTGGTCTGCATCGGTGATTTCAGGATGCGGGAAGTAGACATGAAAACGCGGGCGCGCCGTATATTGCCCTTTGGGCTTCATGTTGTGGCGACTCGGAGCGACAGCGCAGCACACGCCCTCCAAAATAACAGCTAGGGATTCTGGCGTAACCCAGTCATCGGGATTTTCCGAGTGGTCATTGTCGCAATCCATAACATCCACGTCGGATGCGATGAATCTTTCCTTCCCACGGTGATTGTTCCGGAAAGCCGCGCACACATGATCGCGAGCAACGGCTACTTTGAAGTCGTCTGCTGATTTCACGACGCACTTATGGGGATATATGACGTTTTCCTCATTCCCGCAGCAATCCGCCGTATAGAGCGTCATTTGCATACAGATGCCTCCTCGCATTTCGTGGTGAAATAGCGGATATTCTTCCTCAGTCTCTCGGCATGAGCAATCTCCGCTGTCATGCCCTCGGTGATCTTGTCGCCGAACACCCAGACCTCGCCGCACAGCCTGAGAAGCTCGAAATTCATATCCATCGCTTTCTCCCGTTCATCTGCCTCCGACAGAAACTGCGGGAAATACAGATGCGGAGCAAGGGGAATACGTCCCCTGCTCACCGCGAACTTACAGTACTGCCGCGCCCGCATGACATTAACGCGCGGATTGTCCCGATAGGGCGAGCAGATGTAGGTGAACAGATTCTGTCGGAATACCTTGGTGAGAGCTGCGTGCGCTGTAGGATCGGCATAGCCCTCGTGGTTGTATCTTGGAATGCACATAGTTCCTCCAATCCGCAGGGAGCCGCATATTGCGACTCCCCGCTTTCAAATCACTGCTCGATGAGGGGAAGAATCCCATCCGCTTTCAAGAGGTCATAGATGAAAAGCCGTCCCGCCTGTGTCCAGTAGGTGTGAATCTTGCTGTGGTTCGTACCATCCTTGCCGGGATAGACGTGTGTCTTGGTACTGGTGTAGCCCTTTTCCGCATATTCCTGATAGAGCAGCCAGACACCGCCCATTTTGTACTGGACATCGCTTGCGGAAAGATAGCGGTTCATGTGGCGGCCGCTCCAACCGTAGTCCTTGGCGATAACGGAAATGGGAACGAGGTCGGGGCAGTTCAGCACGATGTCATAGTAGCTTGCTTTCGGCTGAAGCTCTGCAATCTGCTGCTTCTGTACGGCATTCTCTTCCATGAGAGACAGCCGCTTTTCGCGTTCCTCCCTGTACGCCATCAATGCGCAGATCATCGCCTCGGGGTTCTTGAGCATTTCGTCAATCGCATAGACACCGTGCCTCCGAATTGCGGGCAGCACCTCCGAGGTCACCCATCGCTTGAACTTCTTCGCTGCCGGCAGCTTCGAGGAAAGGATGAGACTGTAAAGCCCGGATTCGTTGATCACTGTAACTTCCTGCTCGCCGCCAAGGGTGTCGCATTTTGCTACCCCCTTATCTTCCGTGTCAACACGCTTTGCCAACGCATCACGGGGATTGCTGTACCCGAGAACGTTTGCCACATCTTTGCCCACGAACCACGGCGCACCACTGCGTTCAAACACACGCACCGAGCCGAAATCCTCGTGGGTGAATACCTGTACGTCCATAAATATCTTCTCCTTTATGTACCGGGAAAAATCTCCCTTCACTAACCCACTGGACGTTTTGGGGCAAAGTGGCCGAAAAAGATCAAAAAAAATCCTCCCATTTTTCAGGGAGGAACAGTGTCAATCTTTCTGGTAGAACGAACACTCAAAACCATCAGCATGGAGAAGCAGTCCTTCTGCCCACGGCGGGGTTCTCTCCATCTGCTCACAGACTGCAGAGAAGGCGACACGTTCGTCGCATTCGATGATGAGTTCGTCATGGACATGCGCGACAATGTCCATCGTTCGCAGTGTCTGCATGGCATAGCAGAGAATGTCGCGGCTGATCGCCTGCGTAATATTCTCCACGAGTTTTGGACCGTAGGATTCGATCCGCGCCCACTTTTTCGAGAGATCCAGCCCCATGTAGGTAATGGACTCACCACCAAACTGATTCTCTCCGATGCGGGGCTTCACATAGGCAAGTCTGCGACCACTCGGAAGCTCAATGAACATCATGCTGCCCTGATAGATGAACTGGATTCCATGCGTCATCTTTTTGCTTCGTTCCTTGATACAGTCCTTGGCAGCGCGATCCACCGCCCACCAGAAATCCAATATATTCGGATTGGCGGTACGCCACGCATCCACGAGCGGCTTTAGCTCCTCTTCCTTCATCCCAGACTCCAACGCCCCGAACGCTTTCAGCGCACCGACGGATCCGCCATAGCCACAGGCCAGTTCTGCCTGCTTCCCTTTTTGCCGAAGATGCCCGTTCTCGCCATGCTTGACCACGTTGCAGTGGAACATTCTGCCCGCTGTGGCGCAGTAGATGTCGTCGTTCCCCTCAAATACGTCCATACGCCATCGCTCCTTGGCAAGCCATGACAGTACCCGTGCTTCGATGGCAGAGAAGTCGGCGACAATGAATTTCCTGCCCTCTTTTGGAATAAAGGCCGTACGGATCAGCTGCGACAACACATCCGGCACAGAATCATAGAGCATTTCCAGTACTGCATAGTTCCCCTGTAGCACGAGATCACGGGCGCACTTGAGGTCGGAGAGATGATTCTGCGGAAGATTTTGCAGCTGCACGATGCGTCCCGCAAAACGCCCAGTACGATTTGCACCATAGAACTGGAACATCCCTCGCGCACAGCTGTCAGCACAGGCGGCTTTTCTCATTGCCTGATATTTCTTCACCGAGGACTTTGCAAGTTGCTGCCGAAGTTCCAGTACTTCCTTCAGCGGAGCGGGAACATTGGCAAGAAGGGCAGCCATAGCCTTCTTGTCCAGTGACTCCGTTTCGACACCGCGCTCCTTAAGCCATGCCTTCATCTGCACCACGCTGTTCGGATTCTCAAGCCCGGTCAGAGTTTTCATCCTGTCCGTCAGTTTTTCCTTGATGAGCGCGTCAATCTTGACGGCATTCTCCACGAACGGCATATCCAGACGTATCCCACGGTCATTGATTTCTTGGTCTAATACATACTCCTCCCACACCGACGGAGGCACAGGATATTTGAAGAGACGCTGCTGAATCGCCATCTCCACTTCGACATCGCGCCGGTTATAGGACTTGAACAGCTCCCACTTCTCGCCTGTGGGTTCGTGGAACGGAGGCGTTGAAAAATAACGGATGAGAGCCTTGCCCTCCGTCATTTTCTGCTCTTCCAGTCCAAGCACCCGTCCGACGGCGGCAAGTGAGAGCGGCAAGCCCATGTAGGCAGACCAGACCATCGTGCATCGCCAGCTACGAGGATTCAGGAAGTGAGCGCACTCCGTAGAGAGCAGATGATTGTCTCGAAATGGATCCAGAGCGATCCCCATGTCCGACAAGTAACGCGACAGGCACACACGCTCAAAATTGGCATTGAACGCCCACTTGATGATGCTCTCATCGGTCAGCGCATCCAGAATCTCCTGCGGAATCTGCTCCCCACCCACGAGGTCAATGACCTCCGCCGCGCCTCCGTCCACAGAATATCCAAAGAGCAGGATCGCGAAATCCTCTGCCTCGGTGTAACGATATACGCCGCTCTTGCTGATGTCCACACTGCTCCGAGTTTCAAGATCGATAGAAATGGACTTCATGTATGTTCTCCTTCCGTGACAAAGGCAGCGAGGAAGAATCCCCGCTGCCCGTGTCGGTCAACTCTTATTTAACTGAGAAAATCCTCGTCTTCGTCTGCGAAGTCATCCTCGGCGCGGGTCTTGCCCCCGAGCAGCTCACCGTCGGAAATCTTCTGCAGGTTGTTCAGTCCGCAAGCGATGCCCTTGTTGCCGTTCGAGTTGAATGCGTAGAAGTTGATGCTTGCTCGTCCGTAAACGCCGGAGTAGACCTCCGAGTGCTCGATGATCGGATTGCGGGTAGCATCCACGATGCCGGGCGCGGTCGCAGAGTTTGCGTTGATGAAGTAGCTGTCCTTATACGCCTCATCGTCCGGGCGTTCCGCATCGCCATCACGGAGCGGCGTCTTGATCGCCGTGAGTGCGGGGACGGATTTGCTGTTACCCTTGAGCTTCGACTGCCCTTCCTCATATGCTGCCTGAATGGCATTCTTGACTGCCGTCACTGTCTTGGTGTCGCTCTTCGGTATGATGAGCGACACACTATACTTCGGCGTACCGCCGTTGATGGACTTTGCCTGCCAGACGTTGGCATAGCTCCAACGTGTCTTGACACCCGTGATCACTTTTGTCGGATTGATAACTTTTGCCATGATGTGTTTTCCTCAACTTTCCTTGAAATCCTCTGCTGCGGTATTCATCGCCGGCCGCTTGTCGCTCATGGGAGCAAGTGTAGGTTTCCCCTGCGGCTTGACAACGAGGCTGCCGAGCAGTTCCTCAAACTTACTTTTTCCGAGCAGACCTGTCATCGCCGTAATTCCGAGCAGTTTTTGCTCATACGGCTCAAAGCCTGCTTCTTTGACGGTTTTGGCGACAGCCGCCTCATCGGTGTATTTCCGATTCGAGCGTCCCTCGACCAGTTTCCAGTCCGTCCACTGTTTTCCTTGAATCGCCCGCTGCAGGGCGTATTCCTTGATGTCGCTGACCCATGCGGCGAGTGTGTCAGCCTTTGCAAGCACCGCTTCTACTTCCGAATCTTCCAGTGTCGGTGGCATTTCGAAGTCATACCGGGCGAGTTCCAGATTGTACTCTGCCCGCTTGCGGCAGGTCGCCTTGATTTTGCAGAACTGGCAGTGTGCTCCGGCGCAGAACACTCCTTCTCCTTCGTGTGCCAACTTTGCCGCAGGTACAAGCGTATCTGCCGCCCATGCCAGAAGATCAGCTTTCGAGATGATGAACTCCGAGATGTTGGCGAGACGAGGCTGGAAGATCACCATCCGCACCTCTTCGATGTCGTAGAGACCGTCGAACATCTGGACGCAGCCAAGCGCGTAGCACATCATCTGCGGATTGTGGTCAGCACTGACCTCGATGCCTTTGCCGTGCTTGTAGTCCACGATGCAGACGGTCTTGCCGGAGATGATGAGCGTGTCCGCCGTACCGAAACCATCCGGTACGAAGTCCGAGAAATCCACACGCTGCTCCACGGACACCATTGTGTCTGCGTTTTCCTCGCGGAACTGTGCCACAAGCCCCATAACGAACTGGACGTAGAATTCAGCACACTCTTCCATCTCGCTGTCATAGGAGAACAGCTTCTTGGTCGGATCGCGCACCCGCTCCCCAAGAGCCTTGCGGAGTTTGTACTCGCAGAGCGTATGCGCGTCTGTCCCTTGGGCGGCATACTCACTCGACGTGTCGGGTTGCGCCGCATTGAGCCGCGCCGACGGCGGACAGGCAATCCAACGTGCGGCAGAGGATGCCGAGAGGACGGCGTGTTTACGTGCCAATCTTCTCAGCCTCCTTCAGGAGTGCCGCATAATGCTCCGGCGCAAGCTCGCTGAGTTTTGACGCACCGAACTTTGCAATCAGAGACTTGACTGCTGCGCTGTGCCCTTCGACAGAAAGCTTCGCAAGCACGGTGCGTACTTCCTCAAGTGTCGGTGAGGCTTCCTCCAGCTCTGCCCTCTTAGCGAGCGTATCGGCGATGCTGCTGAGCGTTGCGGCGCACGCCCGAAGTTCTTCGATAACCTTGTCCATGCATCTTTCCTCCTTTGTCTGTCTGCGAGAGGCGGATGATGTTCCCCGCCAGCCGTTTCGATACCACGCTGATTGCCGTCAAGAGACCAATCAACTCTGCGTCATGATTGCTCATGGGAGCGTCCTCCTTTCCGGGGAGCTTTCCCGCTCCCTCCACTACCCCACTGGACACTTTGGGGCAATATGGCCGAAAGTTTTTCAAAAAAATCTCCCGATGCGCAGAAACATCGGGAGAGTCTTGTCAATCAGCGATATTCGTTGAGATTCTTGGCGAGCTTGTCACGCAGCTTCGCCCACTGGTAAGCAAATGTGTTCCTCGGAATGCCCATCTGTTTTGCTGCCTCGCGCTCGGAAACGGTAGATGCAAGTTCCAACATCCTGCGCTCACGAGCATCGAGCTGCTCAAGCTCTTGAAGGAGTGCAGAGAGCAGTTCCTTGTCAGCAATAATGTCCTCGGGGCACGCTGCGTCACCAGCGATGGTATCCATCAGCGAGAGATTCTCATCCATCCTGACGGGTGCATCCAGATGAAGCAGCGCAGGATCTGGAATGTGATAACAGCAGCGATCACAGTTGCCATCGCACTTCCACAGCTTATTTCGCGGACAGCAGCACGCGCCACTCCGTTGAAGCCGTTTCCGCTTGCTGTTGATTTCCCGAGATGCTTTCACGTAGAAATCTCTCGGGACAGGGACGAGCGTCACCTTGTCGGCATCGACTGCATCGCGGACTGGAAAGAGATACGTGCTTTTTTTGACATTGGTTTTCATAAAATCGGGCCTCCACCCTACAACCGCCGAGGTTGTGAAGGGACGGAGACCCACTGTTGATGCCGGCGGTCGTGCAAGATGCAGAAATACACCCGTTGCGGGAATAGACTCCCCGCCCCAGATTGCACCTGCCGTTCGCCGGCTGGTTTCTCTATTCAATTGTGCCACCGCTTCCGTGGCGAACTTGCCCGATTATGTGCACATGGGCAACACTTCCACAGTGGCGGGCAGTTTAACGTCATGCCCGGGACAAGAGGATTAGTATGAACCGCTCCCCTTTTCTTTAATCACTTCAAAGTCTAACAAAAATAGAGGGGAGAAAAAACGAATAGAAAAAGAATCTGATAAGAAGATTTTCAGAACGAAAAACCGGGCTCTTCTTACAGGAGCAAGAAGAGCCCGGAAAATTTGTCATTCGAGAATACAAAGAAAAAGCACACTTCTTTCAATTTAAAATTGAAAGAAACGAAAATTTATACTATAATGTTATATTAATGACATTAGCGTATTAAATGAAGAGAGGACTCGATGGAATTTAATTACAACAAGTTGTGGAAGTTATTAATTGATAGAAATATGATAAAGAAAGATCTGATGGCAAAAACAGGTATTACCTCATCCACTATCGCTAAGATGGGAAAAAACAAAGCAGTGAGCATGGAAATTCTCGGTAAGATATGCATAGCTTTAGACTGTAGCATTGGTGATATCGTTGATGTTGCAAAAAAAAATTGATCTTGGTGTTATAAATATAGGAAGGAGGAGTTATTCCCATGGAGCATCTTTGCATAGGTTCTTATGTAAGAGTTATGACATCATGCGCCATTCTTGCCGAACGTAAGTTCGATTCGTTCTGCGAGAAACTCTTCCTGTCTTTATGTGACGATGGAGCAATAGTGTTTTCATACAAGGCTGCTGATGGATCTGAGGTGACTTATTCATCCACCAACTTCAGCAAGATTCACAGTTCAGCGCAGAACCTTCCCGCTGAAATTATGCAAATGGCTCTACGAAAAGATGCCCGTCATATTGAACGTTACTTTATCGCTGAAATCATTCCTGCTCTAGATGAGGCGCGAAAGAAAAACGCTGTTCTTGCTCTGAAAAATATCATAGTAAGAGATAAAAACATAGCAGACACCACACAACTTGGCACAATCATGAATCTCACGAAAAAGGAACTCAAGAATAAAAATGAATTTATCCTATCCGAGTTTTTAACAGATATATTTATCTATGCTGTTGCCAAAACAGACAACACCTTAGATCCTGACTTTACAAAATCGATCCAAAAACTTTTCTATGCCACCTACACCCCTTATGTAGATACAATTTCATTTTATGAAGCAACCATGCCAAAGATAGTTGCATCTATTCCCCTGACCAGCATAGGAAAATTCAATCAGATTTTTACACCTATATCTAGTGAAACACTCTCTATTTCTGCTAACCACGATCTCCAGATTTTTTGCTTAAAATTTGATGACTTCGATTTCGATTATCACAGTCTTTGGAGATATCTCCGTAATAATATTGGATATTACGTCTACTCTAGAGCGCAGATAAATCGGTATGTGGAGGAAGAGGAGATTTCTTCACTTTCTTACGATGCGATTGCTCATATCAAGGAGTTTATTACAAAAAACAAACGGAACTCCGAGACTGAACTCGGAGAATTATTGCTTTACATCTTTTTAGAGCAAGTTCTTCATGCCCCCAAACTGATGAGCAACGTTGAACTAAGTGCTCATAATGGCATTATTTCAAGTGAAAGTTCCGGCATACATCTTCTTACCGCAAGTGCAGTGATCCCATTTAACCAGATTGTGTTAGGAGTATCCATGCTAAACTGCAGTATGGATGAAACTATTGATAGAGCTTTTGCGGATGCACAAAGGCTAAAAACCAGGAAGAAGGATGAACGCCGTTTTGTAGAAGCTACCATCTTCGAAGGTGCATTTCCGAGAGATGTATGCGAGCAGCTCGAAGCTATTATTTTACCTTCTGAGACTGCCGTGGAAAAACCTGCCACGGCATTTGGTTTGTTTTTAGGCTATACCTTGGATAATCTACCAGCAAGAGGAAAGTCCATCGATGTATATCAGCGCGATGCTATCGCTCAGATTAAGAACGACATCTTGAACAGCGTGCCATATATCGAATCCAAAGTCACACAATATGATCTTGATGGATACTCGCTATATATCTATTTGTTACCTTTTACAGATGTGGACAGAGATAAAAAGGATATTATGAACAAGTTGCTGCAAATCGAAGGAGGCTCGCTATGAATAAATTCAGAGATGTCACCTTCGGTGAGTATCTATTTTCAAAAATAGATAACAATGCGTACTTACAGAAGTTGTATCAGAATATACTCATCAATTATTCAAATAAATTATTCAACTTGAGCGAGCAAGAGGAGCTGCCCGTAAATATCGGAGATGCCCTCACGTTTATCGATGTACTATCAAAATCATGTGGTACTAGTCTATCTGATATACATAAAACACGTGCACAAGAAATGATTGCACTTCTCTACGATATACATCCCCAAAATGAGGAAATTAAATATAGCCTCGGTTCTGTTCTTGCAACCACGTGCAATTTTCTTGGGATGAAGCGCTTAACGCCTGATTTCGAGAGTGCCTCTCTTCTCGAACAGACACTCACACACTTTAATATGAACTATCTCTCCGTACCATCGGATACGGGAGCCTCATTTTTCCCTGCCCAGAAGGAAATATTCGACAGTCTGTCCAAACCATATTTTAGCTATTCTGCACCTACTTCGATGGGTAAATCCTACATGATGCGTGTGTTTATTAAGCAGCAGCTCATGAGCGGTGAAAAGAAAAATTTTGCACTTCTCATTCCGACTAAGGCCCTAATAAACGAGGTCACGAATGAATTGATTGACAGCTTGACCACGCTTTTACAAGAAGCAAATTATCGAATTGTAACTTCATCCGGATCAATAGCACTCGAAACGAAACACAACTATATTTTCATACTAACTCCGGAACGAATGCTTTATATTCTAATCGATGAGCCTGATCTGAAAATTGATTACCTATTCGTAGATGAAGCTCATAAAATATCTTCCCGTGACAAACGAAGTGCATTCTATTACAAAGTGATTGGGAAGCTGGAAGAACGGCAAACAGTGCCACATATTATATTCGCCTCACCAAATATTCCAAACCCGCAAATTTTTCTCGACCTCCTCTCAAAAAGGACTAATTTGAACGGCGAAATCAGCAGTAGAGCTTGTAAATATGCTCCTGTTAGTCAAGTGAAATACATCGTCGATTTATGGGAACGTAACATACGAATTTTTGACCCGTATGCAAAAAAATTTTTAACAGTCTATGAGATGCCCCGCCCGTACTCATTGAGTGAATTGATTGTTTGGATTGGCGATAGAAAACACAATATCGTGTACTGTAAGTCAAAAAACGATGCCATCCAATTTGCACGAAATTATTCCAAAACACAGCCTGTGATTGGTGATACGAAGCTTCAAGACTTTGCAAAAGCAATACGTAGCGATGTTCATAAGGAATATTACCTTGCAGAGTTAGTCGAAAGAGGTGTAGCCTACCACATAGGGTATCTTCCTGCAAATATCAGGATGCAGCTAGAGAATTACTATCGTGAAGGCCTCATAAAGACAATATTTTGTACAAGTACCCTGCTTGAAGGCATCAACCTTCCTGCCGAGAATCTATTTATCACAAGCTATAAGAAGGGTATAAGCCGTTTCTCAGAGGTCGACTTCAAGAATCTGATCGGCCGCGTCGGTCGTGCAAAATATAATCTATATGGAAACGTCTTTATTGTCCGCCTTGAAGCCCATGAATCCGAGATCGACTTGAAAAATTTTGAAAACCTGTTAATTGCTGACGTCCCCCCACAGAAGCTCTCCATTGAAGCCGAATTGAACTCAAATCAGAAAAGGTTCATTGTCAGCACCCTGTTGTCGGGTAATATAGAAATACATAAAACCACAAAGAATCAGAGTGAGGACAACTACGATCTGATGAGAAAAACAATGCTGATCCTTGTTGCTGATATTGTAAATGGTCGAAACAGCCGTGTCAGGAGGGAATTTGCACCGTATCTAACGCCTGAAACAGAAGAGAAAATACGTGCGGCCTTCTCCGTAACCGATAAAAAACCAGATGATGATATCAACGTGTCGTATGACCAATTACAGGGTATCAAAGACCTCATTCGAAACGGACTTTCCTACCCGAAAATCCATAATTCAAAACGAGGAGCCGACTATCAGGAAACCCTAGCCTTTCTGAACAAACTCGCCGTTGCTTTTAAGTGGCGCATCTATGAGAATCAAACCCTCGGAGCTGGCGAAGGAAACCATTACAGCAAACTAACATGGTATACAGTTCTCCTGCTTCAATGGATACAGGGGCATGGACTGAGCTATATCATCGAAAGAAGCATCGAGAACTATGCTGAGAAGAAACGAGAGGTGCGTGTTGATTATAAAGAAAAAGAAGTATTCAATGGTTCACAGAGGCATAAAAATATTATCATTGCTGATACTTTGGAAGCAATCGAGAATGTACTGCTCTTTCGGTTATCAAGCTATTTCCTGCGCTTTTCAGAAGAATATAGGCAACAACATCCCAATGATCCATTCACGAACAACTGGTATGAATTTATAGAATATGGCACAACCAACCATTTACGGATTTTGTTGCAGCGCAGTGGTTTTAAACGAGAGTCAACGGAATATATACGGAGTCATGCTGATAAATATGTCCGAGGATCATTAGAAAGGCCAAAACTGCTAAAGAGACCTCTGCTGGACTCTCCAAACGAGCTAGTGAAGAGGGACGCTGAATATATCCAATACAATGTACCGGAGCTGTTTTTAGACGAAGGAGAAGAATAAGATGTCTAATTTTTACGAAGTGGTGCTGCAGGTATTAAAGTCGGACAAAAGGTTTGTTGCTGAGGATGGCACATTCCTTCGGAACGCCGTCTACGAAGCTGCAATGCAGATGGATGCACCTCTGCTCCGCCTCTTGCTTGCAAATCCCGAAACCGCCTCTCATTTCTTTACAAATGTCGACGGAGTCAAAATCTTCGATAAGATGGGCTTCGCATGGGTAATCAACAATCGTCAGTTTCTCCCAGACAGTTATACACGGTTTAAGAACAAAATTGGTCTCGCAGATGCAGAGGGCAATCTCATCGCAACGTCACAAAAAGTGGAACTCGTTTTTCCATACAAAGACTGCGTGCTTGAGGGCGGACAAACACGTGAAGATCAGAAAAGGGAAGAAATCTTCTACAACAGTACACTCGCGCCAGATGAAGTTGATCGGCTCTTATATCCGAAGGTGCTGTCGCAGGCAAAATACTATTCTGTCGATGGAGTCTCTGAGGCAACAACATTTACAGGTGACGATAACCTTATCATAAAGGGAAATAATCTACTAGCACTCGCATCGCTCCTTAAACGCTATGAAGGGCTCGTAAAGTGTATCTATATTGATCCACCATATAATACCGGTGAAGATGGATTTTCGTATAATGACAAATTCAATCACAGTTCCTGGCTAACTTTTATGAAAAATAGACTGGATTTTGCCAGAAAAATGCTTCGTGAAGACGGAGCAATTTTTGTACATGTCGACCATCACGAATTAGGATATATAAATGTTCTTATGGACGAGATTTTTGACGTAGAAAACAAAGTGCAAATCATTGCAGTAAAAACTGCATCGCCTGCTGGGTTTAAAACGGTGAATCCTGGTCCAATTGATGTGACGGAATATATCCTTTTTTACACAAAGAACAAACAAATGTTTAGATTTAAAAAAGGGTATGTCCCTGTAGCCTATAATAAAAACTACAATCTTGTCATAACCCGTTCTAGTAATGTAAAAGATTGGTCGTTCACTCCTATAAAAAAAGCTGTGATTAGCGATGCGGGTTTCAAATCTGAACAAGAAGCAAAGAAACAATATGGCTCTTCATGGAAAGTTATCCTAGAACATTTAATTGCGGAATATGCCTTCAACCACCCCGATGACGTTGTTAGTATTCGAGATCCACATAAACCGACCGATACTGTAAAAACGTTATTACAAGAATCAAAAAAGGTGAACCATGTTCTTGAGTACAAACGTGAAAATGGAACATCTGGATACATTTATCGTGGAGGAGCACTTGCATTTTATTCGAATAAAATGCAAGAAATAGATGGTAAAAAGACCGTTACAGAGTTACTTTCTGATTTCTGGAGTCATATTTCATGGGCAGGAATTGCGCGTGAGGGAGGCGTAAAGCTTAAGAATGGGAAAAAACCCGAGCGTCTAATTAAACAAATATTTGATATTTCTACTGATCCGGGCGACATAGTACTTGATTACCATTTAGGTTCTGGCACAACTTGTGCCGTTGCTCATAAAATGGGCCTTCAATATATTGGGTGTGAACAATTGGATTATGGTGAAAACGACGTACTAGTCCGTCTAAATAATGTTATCTCTGGTGATCAAACAGGCATTTCCAAAGCTGTTAGCTGGCAAGGCGGTGGGTCTTTTATCTACTGCGAGCTGGCAAAACTGAATCAGACAATAGTCGAAGAAATCGAGGCAGCGACAGACGATGCAGCACTATCTGAGATACGGGACAAGTTGATGAAGTCCGGCTTTATCAGCTATAAGGTGAATCCGGCAGATATTGATGCGGCTGCCGCTGATTATGCCGCGCTTTCCATGGAGGACAAGAAACGCTTTCTCATGGATCTCTTGGACAAGAATCTACTGTATGTGAACTACTGCGATATAGATGATGCTGAATTTGGTATTTCCGAACAGGATAAGGCATTCACGAGAAGTTTTTACAAAGAGGTGTAGTTGATGGCATTTTTATATGAAAAAATAGAGGCAGTCCGCGAGTATGGAGGATCTCCCTCACTACCACCATATATCACAGAAAACCTAAGCCCCAAATTCGATCTTCGTCCATACCAGAAGCAAGCATTCGAAAACTTCATTACACATTTTGAGAGTGCGAAATGTCCAAAGCCGGCGCAGGTCTTGTTCCATATGGCGACCGGCAGCGGCAAGACGCTGATCATGGCAGGACTGATGCTGTATCTCTACCAGCAGGGGTATCGCAACTTCCTCTTCTTTGTCAATCTCTCAACAATTGTAGAAAAAACGAGAGAGAACTTCTGTAATCCGATATCTTCGAAGTACCTGTTTGCAGAGGAGATTGTTCTGGGCGGTGAACGCATTCGAATCAATCAAGTCGATAACTTCCAATACACAGACAAGGATGCTATTAACATCTGTTTCACCACCACACAGGGACTTCACACGGATATGTGGATGGCAAAAGAAAACGGGATGTCTTTTGATGACTTTGATGAGCAAAAGGTAGTGCTGATATCGGATGAAGCGCATCACCTGAACGTAGATACGAAAAGAAATAGAACGACAGATGAGGATGAACTCTACCATTCATGGGAACAAACCGTGAAAAATATCTTCTGTAGAAATACAGAAAATATTCTATTGGAGTTCACCGCTACATGTGATCTATCAAATCAGGCAATTCGTGCAGCATATGAGAATAAGATCATTTTTGACTATGCTTTGACGAAGTTCTACAACGACAGATATTCTAAGGACATCATTACATTTCGCTCTGATCTGGCACTGATGGATCGGGCTTTGATGGCACTCATTCTCAGCCAATACCGACTGAAACTCTTTCAGGATCAACGTCTCAACATCAAGCCAGTCATCTTGTTTAAGGCAGCAAAAATTGCCGACAGCAAGGATTTTATGGCGGCTTTTATCGAGACAACAAAGCACTTGACAGGAGCGCGGCTACGCAGCCTTTCCGCATCAGCAAATAACGAAACCATAGAGAAAGCATTCAGGTATTTTACGGACAACAACATTTCTCTCGATATGCTGGCAGCCGAACTGCGGGATGATTTCTCCAAGGAACACTGCGTTTCTGTGAATGAGGACAAAGATGTCGCACAGAAGCAGATTCTGCTCAATTCGCTCGAGGACGCGGATAACCCCTACCGCGCAATATTTGAGGTCAAGAAATTAGACGAGGGATGGGATGTACTAAATCTGTTCGACATCGTTCGTTTATACGAGACGCGGCAATCCGGCAGCAAAAAGCTCTCTCCCGCAACGATTGCAGAAGCACAGCTGATCGGCCGCGGAGCAAGATACTGTCCATTCCAACTGGATGATGAGCAGCCGAAGTTCCAGAGAAAATATGATGAAGATATAACCTCTGAGCTTCGTGTTTGCGAAACACTCTATTATCACTGCCAGAATGATCATCGCTACGTTACAGAGCTGCGCAAGGCACTTCGTGAAATTGGTCTAGATCCGGATAACGTCGTACAACGTGAATATATCCTCAAAGAGGAGTTCAAAAAGGATGATATATATACCAACGGATATATTTTCCTCAATGATAGAGAGGTAAAAGATCGAAATGAAGTACGCGATCTTCCACCGACAATCCGAGATAATATATACCGTTTCCGTGCGACCATGGGCAACGCTGGCATTGATATGGTGATGACAGAGGAACCGGGAATACACGATACCCCTATAGAGTTAAAAACGGCGCATGTGACGATTGGTCAAATCGCTGCGATAAATTATGCCATCGTCAACAAAGCGTTGATGAAATATCCAATTTTCAAGTTCAATACGTTGCATTCATATTTTCCAAACATTCTATCTACGAGGCAGTTCATTACAGACAGGGCTTACCTTGGAAATGTACGCATCGACATTCAAAGCAAAGAGGCGTCTCCATCAACGGAGATTCTCTATGCAGCAGTTTTCGATGTGCTCGGAAAAATTGCCGGTGTCATTTCCGGTATCGAAACAACCTATATGGGAACGACAGACTTCAGAGCAAAGCGCATCTGTCAAGTGTTCCGAAACAAAACGGTCAACTATACTGATCCTCATGATGGCGGCGTTGGTATCTCACAAAACGATCCTTCTGTGAAAAGCGACTGGAAAATTGACCTTTCCGCAGAAGATTGGTTCGCGTATACCGACAATTTTGGGACTTCTGAGGAAAAAGCATTTGTCAGCTATTTTAGAGGCTATGTTGATAAGCTAAAGAAGGTCTACAATCGAATCTTCCTTGTCCGCAACGAACGTGAATTTCATATATACTCATTTGAGGACGGAGAACATTTTGAACCAGACTATGTTCTTTTCCTGCAAAAGGACAGATCTGACAGCTATGAGCAGCTTCAAATATTTATTGAACCAAAAGGGACACATCTGTTGCAAAAAGATGCATGGAAAGAAAACTTCCTCTTGCAGTTACGGGATAAAGCAATTCCTGTAACAATCTTTTCTGACGATAATGACTATAAGATATGGGGATTTCACTTCTTCAATCAGGATAACGGGTTAAAGGATTTTGACAGTGAATTCAAAGAACTGCTGTCATCGTAA